CCTTCCTGCGATTGATCAAGAGTTGAATGTCACCACGGACAAGACGGAAGGTGAAACGGCTGGTGCCGCTGCGCATGACGTTCCACGAATGACCGGCAAGATCAACGGGCTCTGATTCATATTCACCCTGTTGGGCAAGATTTTTTACGACTTCCAGCCGATCAAGAAGATTTGAACTTTCCCAATCGACCCACATAGACAGTCGAAGGGTATCGAGACAGCTTGTGGTGGCTACTGCGGAACCACATGATATCCGGGCTTGTGGTTCCGTTTCCGGGTGTTGCACGGAGCTAGCAGGGGCGTTTCTTCGGGGGGTTCGTGACTCAAACATAGGAAAAGACCAGGGCTGAACCAAGGAAGAGACCAAGGGCAAACGCGAGAGGGCTGTGGATGCTTTTCATGGGGCGAGGCTCCTTTAATATAGGGATGTGCAGGCTCCTAACTGACGGGGCCTAAAAGTTTTCTTGGGAAAAGACGCATTCCAGAATTGAGCAGGGAGCAACCCGGCAACCGCTTCGCTGCGCTCAGGGACACCGGGTTGCTCCTGCTCTTCCGAGGGGGAATCTTTACGGCCAAAAACGAAGGCAGAGTCATAGAGGGAAGCTAAACGAGGCACCAAAGGGTACACGCGCCTGTGAGCCACTTCTCCAGCGCCTGCGGAAATGCCTGCGTAACGGGTAATGGCCAGGAACATCGGGAAACACTGCGGGGCAAGAGGGACCATGCCGAGAAACTTGATTTTTCTGAGATCTCGAAACCGGGTTTCATATTCCAAGAAGGGGCGGATCTGCTTATCGATCATGTTGACCGAGTGGGCGACAAGAACGATATCCCACTTGAGTTTCCGGGACTGGCTAAAAAAGTGAATCCAACCGGAGTTGTCGCCCCATTGCCGGGAATTGAAAATCAACTGGCATTCATCAAGGTACAATCGACCGCGGCCTTCCCGTTGCGAAGAGACAGGGGCAATGGCCTGGGGGATAAGATCGTCAGAGGCTTTCCATACATCGTCCAGAGTATGCACAACACGGAAACGGTCACGGTAGGAGGCGGCGACTTTCTTGGCATTGGTCAAGCCGAGCCGAGCACGAAGAGAACCCCCGGCCAGCCGTTCTGCCCAATCCGGCACAAGGTTGAAATTGGCCGCGACAACACCCCCATTTTGAAGATGCTCCACCATATCAACGACCATGGATGCAGACTTACCTGAGCCGAGAGTACCCTGGAAGATGGTAATCATACAAACCACCGCCAAAACCAATAAGGCCGCGCTTCAAAGCCGGGAGTGCTGTTCGGATGCCGACAACCTGAGTAAAAGTGATTGCAGTAAAAACAGCGTGCGTCACCGTGGATGATGGTCATTTGATCACCTTGAGCCAGCGAAGGATTGGACCCGTGCCGAAATAGATAATCAGGGCCGTGGAGTACATGCCGAGAGAGAAAACAATGTGGTTGATGGGAAGAAACCAATTCATTGTACCGAGCCATTCAGAGGCAACAGAACCGGGAGTAGAAAACGAGGTAGTCGGAAGTAAGGCAAGGACCATATCAACGAAAGCGGCAAGGCCGGAAATAATCGCGTTCACAAGTTTGATTGTGCCGTTGTATATGGCCTGACCGAACCACCGGAGGATGCCGACAAGCCAATCTGTAAGCCACGAAAAATCCATTACGCATATCTCCTGACAATGGCGTAGATACATGAAGCGTGGAACATCATTGCAATGAGAAAACGCCATTTCGCGGCGAAATCATCCCACTTTGAAAGGCTGATCTTGGCAGAAGGGAGGCCCCAGGGCATGGGCATATCCATAGACGGAGTTACCGGATCAGCAGTCAAGCCGGAGAAGATCGAGCCAAGGGAGGAAACAGCAGAAAAAGGGAATTTGCTCATGGCCTTATCTTTGAGGCCAAGAAATGGGGAAAAATCGATCTGCAAATCCTGATCGAGAGCAGGACCGGCAGGAGGGGGAATATCTGTTTCTTCCGGTTCTTCTGTTTTTGTCTCGGTTTCTGCTTTTATTGCCTCTGCCTCAACAGCGGCTTGTTCTGCGGCATTTCTGGCTTGTTGAGCGGCGACCTGTAAAGCGGTGTTTGTCGGATCAGCGGCGGCGGCGGCCTCAGCGGATACGGCTTGCTCGTTTAAGACTTCACGCATGGCCTGAGCGGATGCTTCTTTGATCTGGTCGAGGGTGAAAGCTGGCGGGGCAGATTTTACAGCGGCGGGATTTTCAGCGGCAATCCTATCGGTTTCATCTTGTCCCGCTTCGGTGTTGGGATATGCGGCGGCAAATTTAGTGGGATCGTCCGTGGAAGGTCTAACAGTTGGTGGATTCGTTGTGTTCGAGACAAGCCAGTCTTGATAATCAAATTCAACATTGGTTCCTGTATCAACGAAATTCCAGCAAAGACGGAGAACAGTAGTGCCCGGAGGGGTTGTAGTGCGATACCCTCCACCGAAATCAACGTTATAGGAAAGATAGGCCTGTTCAACAGTAGGACAGCCATACCAGATGTAGTGCTGTTGCGAACCAACCTTAGAGACAATAGTGTGGTTTGTCCCGTCAGGATATTTTATTACTTCACCGGGAAGGGGGGTGTAAGGGAGGATTGTTTTTGCAGCATCGACAGCAGGAGAAAGAGCAGGATAAGAAGGAACATGATTCCTTACCCATTCGGCAACCTTCGGAAAATCAAGAGTGTATTGGGACTGAAACCCCTTCATTCCGGCTGAAACACCGTCAATAAAAGCCCTTGCGACAACAACCTTACGGGTTATGTCTCCCGTGACTTGATCAACAGCGGCATTAGCCTGGGCGAAAGTAGGCGGCTTATACACCCCGGCCCCAGCAACCATAACACCCGTAGCGGCGATAATACCGCCGACAGCGACAGCGGCGAGGGGAACCATTGCTTGCGCCGGAGTTGGACGGATGAATACGGCCAAAATGACGATCCAGCAGAGTATGGGATTTTTGATTTTTTGCACGTTGGGCCTCATCAGTTACCGGATAACGATAAGACCGGGATCGCTCCCGGTTTCGGCCTTACTTGGTGAAGCTCTTGAAGAACCTCCACCCCATTTTGGTGCCGAGGACTGCAACGCCGACACCGATAGCCGCGCCGATGGCCAGCGTCAAGGATGCGGTCAAGGCGGTTGCGGTAGCGGCATAGTCGATAATCTCAGCGGCCTGGGCCTGAGAAGCGACACCGAGAACAGCCGCGGCACCGAGGATCGAACTTGCGGAACGGGACAGCATGGACTTCATTTTCTTGAACATGGCAAAACTCCTTTTCTTGATTGTTATTGAAAATCCGTGGACCACCCACGGATGGGGCCCCTAGCCGTTTACAACGTGTTTAAATGCCTTCCAGATGGCTTGTGAACCAAGGGAAAAAAGCCACACCGCAAGGCCAACAGAAAAGCCGCCCAAAAGTATTCCGGAATCGATCATCATACGTTTTTGATCACCCCCGAAACGATCACAGCGAACAGAACCCCGATACCGAAAGTGCAAATTTCGATCAGGTTCTTTGCAAGGGCTATAAGTTCTGTTGCCTGTGCCTCAGTCATTATTTGAGCCTTTCACCGAGAAAGAAGGGTTATGCAGCGTCAAGCCACAGCTCCGGAGTGTAGTTGACCTTGCCGGAGTTGTTGTTTTTCCAGTACCGAGACTTGATGGTGACAAGGATGTCCACGCTGGCCCCTTGTTTGTCGATCTGGCGGTCGGACTTCACGGAAAAACGATGGGGGCTTGAATACTCGTCAGGGGACGGGAGAATGATAAGGCTCTCGTAGATGGGGCCATTCTGGCCGTCGAATTTCTCGAATTTGTCGAGCTTGCCTTGCAGTCTCAGTTTCAGTTCGTTGGGAAGCTTCTTGGTGTCTGGTGCCGGGATTTTGTTGTCAAGCATGGGTTTTTCCTCTTACGGCAGATCAGGGTTATTCCTTTCCACCACGGTTAAACTGCGCTTTGAAGGGGGGCTGTGCCCCCGGTATGCTTCGGGCAGCTACGCCTTGCGGCGTTTCGGACTGGCTAGTGGGTCTTGCGCAAGCGGGAAAAAGAAATCGGAAGGTATGCGTTATGCGCATGTTCTGGGCCTCTTGGTGAAATCTTCATATTCCGACTGACTGGAAGAGGACAACGAAACGCCCTTGAGGGTCAAAAGGCGGCGATAGTGAGAAGGAAACTGAGAGCGAGACAGGCCCGTTGAAACCGGAAAAACGTCGAAGGTCTTGCCGTCAACGATCAGCTTCCAATAGATCGGCTGGGGTTTTTTCTTTTTCATGCCGCAACCATTTCGACTTTTTCCCACCAGGAGCGATAGTTTAAAGACTTGTTGGCCTTGTGTTCGCGGAAGAGATATTCAAGATAGGCTTGGCGAGGAACAATGGTGACTGTCGCGCCCCGGAGTTCGATCAGGTGGAGATACTGACGGTTCGGGCGGCCCAAAATGTCGGTGGTCGGAAATATCTCGATTGTTTCCGCGCCAAATCCTACCCGGATGTATTTTTCTTCTCGTTTTGGCTTCATGGCCCTGGCCTCTGCCGCTCCTCTTTTTTTATAACCAATCCATTAAAAATTTTT